TGGAGCACTGGTGGCTTTTGGAGGTTTTCCATGAACAATGGTAGCCTGAAAAGCCAAACCGGTGGCAGAGATGTGTTAATTTTCTGCCTCGGCCTTTCCGAACACCTGCTTACTGACATGCTATGTCAGGCAGGGCTGGATAGTAAGCGCGATTTGCTAACTCTTAGAAGTCGCACCTTACGGGAAGGTCTTGGGTTTTTAACCAAGACGTTACCGAAGATGGGCAAAGCAATTCAATCTGCCCTCCTTGGTAACAGGCTCTCCATTCCGCAATTTCGTTCAATGCGCGGAACTGCAATCCCTCATTTTATGAAGGGGTTGCTTAGCCTCGTTTTTACTCCCGAAGGGAATGTCCGTGAGGATCCAGATTTTACTGCCCTCACAGACGTGATCCAGTTCTGTTTCACTCATTACAAATTGGAGGTACCTTATGATCCAAAGACAAATGACAAAGTTCTTTCTAAATTTGTCAATACAGACGCAGAACTTCCCCAGGATTATTCTCATCTTGGGTCTGCTTCTGTTCGTCTTGAGCCTAATATCCTGGCTACCGCTAACAAGCTCATCAAAGAGCTTCTTAGTGGATTTAATGCTGAGGATATTACACCTAGACATGGGCCTGGCGCCGTAGCAACTGGCGAAAAGCCCCATCAAAAGATGCATTTTAAACGCATCTATGATAGTGTCGACAGTGTCTACCCCGCTCATGAGTATTACTTCATGAACGATCATCACCGTTTTGACGAGTGGGACAGTTACTGGTCTTTAGACCATGTACCTGAACCACAAGCCGCAGTGATGCTTGTCCCGAAGGACTCCCGTGGTCCACGGCTGATTTCAGCTGAGCCGCTGGAGTTGCAGTTTTTACAACAGGGATTGGGTAGAAAGCTCGTTGCTTGGATAGAACGTCACCCACTAACACGTCGTCGAGTCAATTTTACTGACCAGACGATTAACCGAAAGCTGGCCCTTCGTGGGTCAATTGACGGTATGTGGGCAACGCTCGATCTTTCTGATGCCTCCGATAGAGTGTCCCTTGCCTTAGTAGACCGCTTGTTTGCGGGTACTGGATTGACCCAGCATCTAAAAGCTTTGCGATCTACGAGTACTGTACTGCCTGATGGCAGGGTGGTGCGAATGCGCAAGTATGCCCCGATGGGATCAGCACTTTGCTTTCCCGTCGAAGCACTTTGTTTCTGGGCACTCGCAGTAGCATGTGTAAACGTGGTGGGTGGAGTTGCAAGAAAAGCTGCACTCCGTCACGTCTACGTTTACGGTGATGACATCATAGTCAGAGGGGGCGATGAAGATGCCCTCTTACAGTTCTTCCATTACTTTGGCTTACGCCTCAATAGGAAGAAATGTTGCTTTACCGGATTTTTTCGGGAAAGCTGTGGCCTTGATGCCTACCGTGGGCACATCGTGACACCTATTAAGGTGAAACGATTGCCGCTCCAGAGATTGGAGCGTCGCCGTCCTGTGCCTGGAAAAAGGTATACCAGGCGTAGGAAAGTCCCACCATCACCCCGAGTCAATGGGGCCCATTTAGCATCCTGGGTAGCAATCTCAAATCTGCTATTCCAGAAGGGTTACTACCGTGCGGCTGACTACGTTAAGAAACATGTAGAAAGCGCAATAGGCAGTAAACTGCCTTTATCGATGCGCATACCCCAGCGGACATTACATCCGTGGGAAGCGAACATCGACCGCGACCTACGCCGGCTTCATGCCGACGTGGAGTCTGATGAGATTATAACATCAGCTCCCTCGTGGTACGTGCGGCAACAACCGTCCTTTCAGGACCAAATGGACCATCAAGGTTGTCCCAGGTTGCGATTTAATCGCGACCTCCAAAGGTATGAATTTTATACCTTTGTGCTGAAGCCCGTTGCTTATTGTTCGAGCAAGGGAACCTCAGACTGGAGCGAGTTGTTCCGGCATTTCTTAGCCGGACTAGGGACAAAGCCCTATCA